TGAGCCAAAAGTTGCCTCCAAAAACTGTTATGAACAGTGAAGGAGATAGTGACACATCTTCTTTACAGAACGATTTGTCTCAAGTTAATCAGGCAAATGCTGATGGCTCTGATGTTGTAATTCCAACAAATCAATTTACAAATAAAGTGATTCCTGCAAAAAATAAGGGAATGGTAACAACGTTGCCAAACAACTCTGATGCCGGAGCGTTGGCAGCAAAGATGATTAATACCACTAACGCAAATGAAATGCCATCAATGATTAGGCTTCAAAATAGTGTAGAACGTAGTGGAAAACTTGTAGAGGTTGCAACATTTAAAAAGAACGAGTTAGATAAATTTTTAAAGTCACTTTAAATGAAAATTTTAATCAAAGAGGAACAACAAGAAAGGTTAAAGTTAGCACCATTTATATATAAAGCAATAGCATCCAAAAGAACTTCTTTGGGTGATAATCCAGCATTTCCTCCTTATGGAAATTTTGGATTCGAATATGATATTGTCAAAAAAAAGTATGAAGAGGTTGACGAAATAATAAATAATTGCATAAAAAATGGAGAACTCGAATCAAAAGACTCAGAATATCTATTAACAGTGTTAAGCAAAAAAGTTGATGAATGCAAGAGATTGGAAGAGCCAATAAGGCCACAACTTGAAAAAATTTGCGAGAACATTATTAATATGGAATTTTCTGTTCCAAATGATACAGTTATACTTAATTGCAAATTGGTTGGAAAAATCAAGCCAAAGAAAGGAATGAGAATTCTCCCGGAGGGTGATGATGAAGAAAATGGCTATGATTTTGAAGATGTTAACGAGGTAAACTTGACAAACAAGGTAATTCTTAAAAGACGTTTCATAAATTCCATGATTCAAGGTATTGCTTATTGGTTGTCAACAGATTTGGATAGTTGGCACGATACTGTTGTTGAATTGGATAAAAGAATCTGGGGGTTATGGTATGAAATAAAGCACATTACAGATTATCTTTTATTTACAAAGGAGGAAAAAATAAGTGAAAAGAATCCAATGCAAATGTCTTATGTAGAAGTTACGTTAGGCAAGAACGGAAAGAAAACAATTATTGACGCACAAGGTACAATATTCCCTTATTTGTTGAGAGATACGTTTAGAGGATTTTTGGAATTATTCTCATCACATGGTTTACCAGAGGATAATCAAAAGGCAATGTATATTATAAGAAAAGCAGATTTTCTTGTTGCAGAACCTTGGGATTTAAGATTGGGAATGGGAATAATAGATATGTTGCACGATAACTTAACAAAAAAGTTCCAAACTGATTTGTTGTTTCAGACAAATAGAATACCATTCTTTTTCACTGAATTATGTTCAATGCCAACAGACGAATTCAACGATGTAATGCAAAATTTCTTACTAGGCACTAAAAAAGGAAGATTGATTGCAACTGAAATGGATTCAAGAATTGTACACGATATTGACTATCAAAAATTTAAAGATAAGATACAACAGAAAAATGTTGATAAGAGTTTAATTTCTGATGGAGATTTCTCAAAAGAAGAACTAAATGACTACGTTATAGAAGAAGATGGGTTATAAAATCCATCTTTTTTGATTTTTCTATATATTTATTAGAATTTCAAATATTTACTGTTATGATAGACATGAATGAAGCGTTACAAGACTATGTGAAATGCTACGCTGATAAATCACGTATCTTGTTTATTGAAAAATACTTATACACGTTTGATGCAACTAAGGGTAAAAAATCTCCTTTTATGCTATTCCCAAGACAGCGTGTATTTCTTGAAACCCTAGCAACGAATAGAAACGTTGTTAGTATTAAGCCACGTCAGTGCGGTATCACCACCTTAACTTCGGCTTGGGCAACTGCTCAGTGTGCCTTTGCTGATGCAGACGCTCCAGAAACAATACTTTGTATTGGTAACAAATTGGATTTGGCTCAACAGTTAATTACAAAAATCAGAGATTTTCTTGTTCAAGTTCCACGTTGGTATTGGGGAGAGGATTATTATTCTCCCGACCCAAAATCAGACAAAAATTCAAAAAGTATTTTTATAAAGGACTCAAAATCAGAACTTGAGTTGTTTAATGGTTGCAGAATAGTTGCGAGGTCATCTGGTGAAAATGCTGCTCGTGGTATCTCGGCTGTATCTATTTTGATATTGGACGAGGCTGCGTTTATTGAAAACGGTACTGCTGTATATGCTACCGCTGCTGCTACTATGTCATCAAACCCAAATTCAAAAACTGTTATGGTGTCAACGCCTAACGGTAAGGATATGTTGTACTACAACACTTATCGTTTGGCTTTGGCAAAGGAAAATAACTTTATCGCTGTTCAGTTCCGTTGGTATCAAGACCCACGTTATAACAAGAACCTTAAGTGGTTTAAGAAAAACAAATCAACAGGTGAATTAGATTGGATAGTAGAACCTGTATTAGACCAGTCTGGAACAGTTAAATATGACGAAGAACACTGGGAAGAACTTGTGCAGAGAGGTTGGACTCCACGTTCACCTTGGTATGAGGAAATGTGTAAATCATTCAATAATGACAAAGTTAAAATTGCTCAGGAATTGGATGTGTCATTTGTAGGTTCATCTGATAATGTTATTGACCCAGAGTATATTGAAATGCAAGAAAAACTCAATGTGAGAGAACCACTTGAGGATATGAAAGACCAATTTGTTGAAGAAACTTGGTTTTGGAAGCCACCAGTTGCAGGACACAGATACATTGCATCTTGTGATGTTAGTAGAGGTAGTTCTGAGGACTTTACAGCCATTGAAATAATTGATATGGATGGCAGGGATGAAAATGGTATGCCTATTGTTGAACAAGTTGCAGAGTATTACGGAAGAAAACTTGGTGATGAAGTAGGTGAATTGTTATTTAACTATGCAACTCTCTATAATAATGCATACGTTGTTATTGACTGTACAAATGGACTAGGTGACGTGCCTTTGTTTACTCTTATTCACAAAGGATATAAAAACCTTTTCTATGATGATTCAGAATTGAAGAAATATACGGTTCAACAATCAAGTAAACAATATAAATTAGATAATGTTGATGTTATGCCTGGTTTCCATATGCAAGGTAACAGATACCCTGTTCTTGCTAACTTTGCAAATATGGTTAGAAATAACGAATTTAAGATTAGGTCTGTAAGAGTTATAAATGAGTTAAATACCTGGATTTTCAAAGGCGAAGCAAAGAGAATGGACCATATGGATGGAAGTCATGATGATGCTATTACTTGCCTAGCAATGGGATTATTTGTTATGATGTTCTCATATAAGAAGATGGAAAAAGCAGCAGATAAGGATAAAGCAATTTTGAACGCTTATATGATGACTGGTGCAATGCAAGTAAATCAGAATCATACTGTTAACAATAGACCTATTACCCCTAATAATGGATTACCATTTTATAACAATGCAGCGTTGAACAAATATAAAAACGCTAATGGCGTAGGAATACAGGGAAGTTATCTATGGTTATTCTCAGGTTATAAATAAGTTACAAATATTTATAATTATAATAAATTTATTATCTTTTAGAAAAGTGATTTATAATGGCAAAAAATAAATTGACAGTCTTTCAAACTCTTGAAAGAGCGTTGAAGGGAAATTTCAATTCAGACCAAGGTATTCAGCCACACGTTAATTCATACGATATGTCTGGAGCCAATTCTGTTTTGTATAGAACCCAAGACAAACAAGATTATGAAAGAACAAAGTTGGAATTGCAGCAGAATGCCTATCTTAAAGAAAGATGGCTTAAGGCTAATATAGATTTATCAGTTTCTGCTTTTGCTGGTTTAACAAACGTTAAACTTATGTATCGTGATGCTGACCTTATGGACTCATTCCCTGAGATTGGTGCAGCACTTGATATTGTAGCAGAAGAGAGTTGTTTAAATGGTGAAAAAGGGCAGATTGTTAATGTATATTCAAAATCAGAAAGAATTAAAGCAATTCTAGAAGATTTGTTTGTTAACAGACTTAACCTTCAAGTTACAGCCCCAATGGTTATTAGGGGCATGTGTAAATATGGAAACCAATTTATGATGCTGGATATTGACAATAAATTGGGCGTTAAAGGATGGAGACAATTACCAGTATTCAATGTTGAACGTCTTGAAAACGGTATTCAAAATCCTTATGGCGCAGGACAGAGTATTGCAATAAACAATAACAAGGATTACGATTCTGATGATTTTGCAACAAAGTTTGTATGGTTAGATGAAAATAATACACAAGTTCCATTCAGAACTTGGCAGATTGCTCACTTTAGATTACTTACAAATTCACTTTGTTTACCTTATGGAACAAGTTATTTGAATGCAGCACGTAGGCACTGGAGAATGCTTTCTCTTATGGAAGATATGATGCTTATATATCGTCTTGAACGTTCAATTGAAAGACGTGTTTATAAGATTTACGTTGGTGCTATTGATGATGCTGATGTTCAAGCATATGTTGAGCAGATTGCAAATAACTTCAAGAGAACTCCAATTATTGACCCAATGACTGGTCAAGTTGACTTGAGAAAGAACATCTTATCAGTAGACCAAGATATATTCATTCCAGTTAGAGACCAAAACGCTCCAACCCCTATTGATACTCTTTCAGCAGCACAGAACTTAACTGCTATGGATGACATCAAGTTTGTGCAGAATAAAGTTCTTACCGCACTAAGAATACCAAAATCATTTTTGAATTTCGAAGAAAATGCTGGTGATGGAAAGAATCTTGCCCTTATGGATATTCGTTTTACACGTGTTATAAACAGAATACAACAAGCATTTTTGATGGAGTTAACAAAAGTTGCAAGTATTCATCTTTATCTATTAGGGTTTGAAGATGACCTTACAAACTTCAATCTAACAATGAATAATCCATCAACTCAAGCAGAACAACTTGAGATTGATAACTTACAGAAAAAGATTTCAGCTGTTAGAGACGCAGTATCTGACCCAGGAAATGGATTACCAGTTATGTCTCAGACCCGTGCATTGAAGCAGATTATGAAATGGTCTGATAAGGAGATTAAGGAGAACCTTGAAGAGATTCGTCTTGAAAAGGGTATCGCTGCCGAACTTGAAAAGACCACTCAGATTATTAAGAGAACTGGAATCTTCGATATTGTTGATAGAATGTACGGAGAACCTGGCGCTGAATATCAAGAAGACGCACAGATGGGTGGACCTGATGGTGGAATGCCTGGAGGCGGAGGAATGCCTGGCGGAGGCGGTGGCTTCGGCGGAGGTTTAGATGATTTAGGCGCACCTGGCGCTGAGCAAGAAGGCGACATTCAAGGAGCAGAAGGTTCTGAGCCAACAGGAGAAATGGCAGGAGGCCCATCAGGAAATACTGAGTCAACAGCGCCTCCAACAAACGAATCAAAGAAGAGAAAGAAGAAAGTATTGAACGAAAATAAAGTTAGGGAAATGATAGACCAAAGTAATGTAAAACTAGATAATATGTTTGAAACTTACATTGGAAAAATCGACAATCGTATAGAGAGGTCTTCAAAACAAGAAAGCATTATTGAAAGAACAGATATATATGATAAATCACTTTTAATTAATGAAGAATTTTCAAAAATGATTGATTCTTTAAATCTTTTGAATAATGACGAAGAGACTGACGAATAATCAGTCTCTTTTTTGTTTTGATTTTATATTTATAACTATAAAACGTTTTATAACATAT